CGCGCCAGCGTCGCCGGTGACGTGGTTACCGTACAGGGCCAGGGCGAGGTTGTCGCGGGTGAACTCCTCGATGGTCAGGTTCAGGGTGGCCGACTTCTGCTTGACCATCCGGTGGTCCAGCGTGCGCTGGCCGGACTGGCTCTCGTAGTGCTCCAGCACGTCGGTCTTGAGAGACAGCTTCAGCTCGGCCACGTTGCCGGGCGAGCGCACCTCGTAGGGCACGCCCGCGGCATCTCGCTTGCCGAGGAAGACGCGTCCCTGGAAGGAGGCGTAGGTACTCATGTTGGGGGAAATTCCTTGCGTGACGCAAAAATGGGTACGGGGGGTGAGCGCTGCCCGAACGGGGGCTCCCGATGTGCCGCTGCGCCGCCCTGTGTGGGCGGGAAAATCAGCGCTCAGGTGGGCTTCAGACAGGCGTCGCCAGGTCGGCGGCCAGGGTCCGGTAGGTGATGCGGTAGCGGGCCGGAATCGACGCCGCGACGGCGTCGGCGTCCTCGACGTCCCACTCGCAGTCCAGCTCGTGGATGCCGAGCGCCAGGCCATTGCAATTCACATCAGCCATCAGCGCAGCGTGGGCGGCAGTCAGCAACGCATCGGCTGCCGTCTCCGGCGCGGCGGGCGGCACGGCGCGGGCCAGCGCCGTCACCCGCACGGTCAGTTCGCGCGTGACCCGATCGTTGGCCCGGCTGGCGATGGCATCGCTCTCCGGATACACCACCAGCGCCGGGCACTGCTCGCGCGCGATGGCGACGGTGGGCGACCGGTGCAGCGTGGCGCCCGCCGCCTGGACCGGCGCACGGACGGCCGCCATCACCGCGAGCAGGATCCGCTCGCGGACAGAGTTGACTGCCATGGGGATTACAGGCGGGTGAGCTTGGCGCGAATCTCGGAGCCGTCGCCGACGGCCCGCACGTCCCGCACGTGATAGAGCGCGCCACCGATCTCGACGGTCTCGCGGGAGCCAAGCCCCACCAGGACCGTGGCGGGATAGGACATCACGTACTCGGTGCTGACCGCCAGGCCGTCGAGCAGCGTCTCGTCGGGCGCGGCGAAGCCGACCATGGGGGTCTGCGGCGGGCTGCCGTCGGACGGCCGCCAGATGCATTCCTTCAGCAGTCCGGCGTTGGCAGCGGCTTCGTAGAGCGCTTCCACGATACCCACGGTCAACCCGACGTCAGCTTGACCAGCACGCCGGGGCGCAGACACATCGGCAGCGGGTTGGCCTGGGTGTGCACATCGGTGCCGCGATCGAACTTGCGCGGCTCCTGCTTGGCATACATCGGCTGGCCCAGCGTGTTGACCGTCTCGTTGAAGTCGGCCGGCGCGAAGTAGGTCGCGAAGGTGTCCAGGGTGCCCACCGGGAACACGTGCGCCTCGCCAGGCTCAATGAAGCTGCGCACCTTGCCGTTCGCGTCGGACGCCTTGCCCCGGTACTCCTCGAAGGTGATGCCGCCGAACTCGAAGCCGGCACGCACGTCGTTGATCAGCATGATCCCTTCACGCCAGCGCGAATAGGCCTCCTTGACGGTCTTCTGGCTGATCAACGCCTTGAAGAAATCGGTCGAGCACAGGCAGTGCGCGCCGGTCGTGACTTCGCCGAGCAGGGAATCCTCGATCATGCCGAGCACATCCGTGCATTTGTTCCGGACCTCGGTCTTGTCGGCGCCCAGCTCGAAATTCACCACCTTCTGCTGGATGCGGAACTCCTCGAACAGGTTGTAGAGGGGGGAGCCGTCCGCGTCGAGGATCTCGCCCTTGAGCGCGCCCATGCGCAGGTGTTCCAGCGTGATGGCGTGCTTGTTGCGCATCGTCTCCAGGCGCTCGGCCATCACGTTCGACACGGATTCCAATTCGGTCTCCGAGCCGAAGCCGCGCAGCCCCTGCACCGCCTCGGGTAGCACCACGTCGTCATGCGGGATGTGGGGGATGACGAAGGAGCGCAGGTTGCGCCGGCCGCGCGTGCCGACCGTGCCAGGGGAGCCGGGCGGCAACGTCGGCAGCAGCGTCAGCACGCCCTCGCGCTGCTCCACGATGATCTGGCGCGTGCGCACGGGCTTGGGCGCAAACAGATTCATCTGCTCCAGCTTGCCGTACCGGTTCGGGATCAGGTTGATGGCCGCCGTCATCGAGGCCATCTCGAAGGCAGGATTGGTGAATGGATTCTGCATGGTCGATCAGGCTCCGACGCGCACCAGGACGCCCAGTGCCTTGAGTTGAGAGATCGCGGCGTGCTGCTCGACGGCGGCGATGCCGGCGGGCCACTGCAGCGCGTGGCTGGCGACGATGGCGTGGCGCGCGATCAGGAGGCCGTCGTCACGGTCGGCCAGGTGAGCGTCGCACGCCTGCATCAGCACACCGGCGGCGTACTGGCTGCCATCGGTGGCGGACGGGTCAAGCTGCTTGACCTTGCCCGTGGCGGTCACCATGCCGACCACGGTGCCCAGGGACAGGGTCTGGCCGGCGGCCACGGTGATGCGCTCGCGCGAGTACAGGTTGGGCGCCTCGTATTTGAGGAGGTCGCCCAGGTTCAGTGGTTCTTGAAGGACAGGCATGGGTCGTGATTACTGAATGCCCAGGCGCTTCTTGACGGCCTGGAGCAGCGGATTGCGGGGGGATGCGGGATGGCCGGCGTCGGCCGAGACGACGGGCGCCTGCGGATCGATGCGACTCGCGATCTCGGGCGACGCCTCGGCCCGCGCGGCGAGCAGGTGGCTGCGCACGCGCTCGGGCGTGGCGCGCGTTTCGAGGAAACCGGCGATCAGGTCGGCACGGCCAGCCAGCGCGCACAGCTGGGCGATCTCCACGGCATCGGTGTGGCTGGCGACGGGGGCTGCTGCGACCGCTGCAGGTTGGGCAATGGAGCCGGCAGCGTCCGCAGTGGGTGCATCGACTGCGGCGAGATCTGGTTGAGTAGTCATGGAACAGTCCATCTGGGAGGTGAGAGAAACGCCGCGCGCCGTCATGACCGGCGCGGCGGAAGAAAGGGAAGCGGTGAGCTGAGCGAGCGCGTCCTCGAACGTGCCGACGGCGTCGGCCAGGCCGGCGGCAACGGCGTCCTGCCCGAAGAACAGCCCCGCTTCGGTGGCCGTCACCGCCTCGGCCGACAGCCCGCGATAGCCGGCCACGGTCGCGACGAACAGCCCGTAGATGCGGCTCACCTCGGCCTGCAGTTGCGCCTGCGCTTCGTCGGTGATCGGCGCGTGCGGGTTGAGATCGTTCTTGCGGGCACCGGCGAACACCGCCGTGTAGCGGATGCCGTCCTTGGCGTCCTTGATGGACTGGTCGACATGCATGGCGATCACGCCGATCGAGCCGACCCCACCCGTGCGCGAGACGAAGACCCGCGACGCGGCGCTGGCGAGCGCATAGGCCGCCGAGAACGCCATATCGTTGGCCACCGCCCAGATGGGCTTCATCGCAGCAGCGGCGCGGATGCGGTCGGCGAGATCGAAGACCCCGCTCGACTCGCCGCCCGGGCTGTCGACATCGAGCAGAATCGCGGCGACACCCGGGTCGGCCAGCGCCGCGTCCAGCTGTTCGCCGATCGCGGTGTAGCTGGCCAGCCCCGACTCGGCCTCCAGGCCCACGGTGCGCCGCACCAGCGTGCCGTGGATTGGGATCACGGCGATCTGGGCATTGCCACGGACCGGATTACGTTCAGGCGGCATGTAGTCGCCCGGCGGCGCCAGGCCGGCCAGGCCCACGCGTGGGCCGAGCACCGACAGGATCACGTCAAGTTTGGGGCGATCAATCGCCAGCGGCACGCCAAACAGGCGTGTCGCCAGATGAGGCAACAGGGTCATGGAAATCCTTCAGGCGGCGACTGGCTCGCCTGCGTTGGCATCCGCGCGGGACGCGGCAGGAGCGCCATCCTTGGCGGTATGGCGTGGATCGGAATCGAAGATCAGCCCGAGCTCGTCGGCGCGGGCGTTGTCGGCGGCGATCTCGCGGTCGATGTCCTCGGCGTCGTAGCCGAAGGTGGAAATCGCTTCCGAGCGGCTCATCAGGCCG